CCCGCCGCTATTGCCGCTCCGTGGTGGAGCGGGGCGGCATTCCCCTGGCCCCCCATCTGCTCTTTCCGCAGTTTATGGATGATACCAGTGCGGAGGAGCGCAATCTCGCCATCTTTATGGACATCGTGCTGATGTCCAAATGCTCCGAACTGTGGGTATTCGGGGAGCGAATCTCCAAGGGAATGAGCATCGAAATCGAAAAAGCCAAACGCAAAGGCCAGCCCATCCGCTGGTTCACCGATGACTGCAAGGAGGTATCCCCATGAGCCAGCCCTTCACCCTCTACCACTCGGACAGCCTGGGCCGCGCGTCCAACTGTATGTATCCCCACGCCGTGGAGGTGACGGACGCCGCCTCACTCGCCGCCGCCGTCAGCTTTGACTATGTGGCGGTGGAATACAAAAACGGCTACCGCAACAATGCCAACTTCATCAAGACCAACTGCCTGATGCTGGACTGCGACAACGACCATTCCGAGGACCCCGCCGCCTGGATCACACCCCAAGTGCTGACCGACTCCCTTCTGGATGTCGCCTTCGCCGTTCACTACAGCCGGAGCAACGGCAAGGTGAAGAACGGCAAAGCGGCGCGGCCCAAGTTCCATGTGTTCTTCCCCATCCCGGAGCAGACCGACCCCGCAGCCTACAGCGAAATGAAAAAACGGCTCCAGGCCGAGTTCCCCTTCTTTGACTCCAATGCCCTGGATGCGGCCCGGTTCTTCTTCGGTACCTCAAACCCGGAGGTGGAGTTCTTTGACGGTAGCCTCACCATCGCCGACTTCCTGGGCGGCACTGCCTTTGAGGACTTGGAGATGCCGCTGGGGGCTACCATCCCGGAGGGCCACCGCAACTCCCATCTCTCCCACTTTGCCGGACGTGTTCTCAAGCGGCTGGGCAACACCCAGGAGGCCCACGATGCTTTTCTCGTGCGACCCGCCGCTGGAGGACGTGGAGCTGACTTCCATCTGGCGCAGCGCCCTTCGGTTCAACCGCCGGGTCCAGCAGCAGGAGGGCTACATCCCCCCGGAGGAGTACAACGTAGACTTCCGCTGCTGTCCAGAGGACTACACCGATGTGGGGCAGGCCGAAGTCCTCACCCGTGTGTCTGGTGGGGAGCTGCGGTACTCTCCCGCTACCGACTACATCTGCTACAACGGCGCTTATTGGGAGGAGTCCAAACATGGGGCGCAGGCCGTGGCCCAGCGGCTCACTGCCAATCAACTGGAGGAAGCCACCTCCGCCGCCGAGGACGCCTGGGCTGTGCTGACCAAAAACGGCGCGGCGGAAATCCTCGCCGCCATGAGTAAGAAGAAGGCGGAGTCCATGCTCACCAGGGAGCAGACCGCCGCCTACGTCAAATACAAGAAGGCGGCAGAGTACAAAGCCTTTGCTCTGGACCGGCGCGGCTCCCGGAACATCACCAACACGCTGAAGGAGGCCCGACCCATGCTGGCCATCACGCCGCAGGAGCTGGACGCCGACTGCTACCTCCTGTGTACCCCGGATGCCACCTATGATCTGCGTCAAGGGATGGCGGGACGGATGGAGCATCGCCCTGGCGACTTCATGACCAAGGTGACCTCGGTGTCCCCCGGCGATAAGGGGGCCGACCTGTGGCAGAAACAGCTTGACCTCCTGTTCGGCGGTGACCGGGAGCTGATGGACTATGTGCAGCTTGTGGCGGGGACTGCCTGCATCGGGAAGGTGTTCATCGAGCAGATGATCATCGCCTACGGCTGCGGGGCCAACGGCAAATCCACCTTCTGGAATACGCTGGCCCGTGTGCTGGGGACCTACAGCGGCAATGTGTCCTCGGACGCTTTGACCGTGGGCAACCGCCGCAACATCAAGCCGGAGATGGCGGAGCTGAAGGGTAAGCGGCTGGTGATTGCCGCCGAGCTGGAGGAAGGCACCCGGCTGAACACCGCTACGGTAAAACAGATGTGTTCCACCGACGAGGTCTATGCCGAGAAGAAGTACAAGGACCCTTTCAGCTTTGTCCCCAGCCATACGCTGGTGCTGTACACCAACCATCTGCCCAAGGTCGGTGCCATCGATGCCGGTACCTGGCGGCGGCTCATTGTGGTGCCGTTCAACGCCCGGATCACCAGGAGCGGCGACATCAAGAACTATGCCGAATACCTCTACGAGAACGCAGGACCCGCCATCCTCGCTTGGATGATCGAGGGAGCCAAGCGCGTCATCGACATGGGGTTCCATATCGTCCTGCCCCCGGTGGTGGAGGCTGCTATCGCCAAGTATCGGGAGGAGAACGACTGGCTCACCCACTTTGTGACCGACAACTGTGAGGTTGGTGTCGGCTACACTGCGCGTTCTGGAGCGGTGTACCAAGCATATCGCTCCTACTGCGCCGATACCGGGGAGTTTTTCCGCAGTACTGCGGAGTTCTACGCCGCGCTGGAAATGGCGGGGTATGGGCGCAAGCGCACCCGCGATGCCAACCTTATCACTGGCCTGCGGATGCGCACCCGTGAGTTCTCCTCCGCACAGGAGCAGTTTGACGATTTCCTGCAATAGCACAAACCGGGCGGGTGTGGAGGTCGTGGCAGTCAATTCTCTAAAATACTTATAGGCTTATTTTTTCAGCCTATAGAAAAGTAAAGTAAAAGACTTCCATGACCTCCACACCACAAGAAATACACTTCTGGAGGAACTATGGTAGCAGAAAAAACGATCGAGCGCAAGCTCGTGCAGGCAGTTCATCTGATGGGCGGGCTGGCTTTGAAGTTCGTAAGTCCAGGGTTCGACAGGGTACCCGACCGAGTTGTATTGCTCCCTGGTGGAAAGGTGGCTTTTGTGGAATTGAAAGCCCCTGGAAAGAAGATGCGTCCGCTGCAGGTAAGGCGAAAAAATCAAATCGAAGCTCTGGGCTTTTTGGTGTACTGCATCGACAGGCCGGAGCAGATCGGAGGCGTCCTTAATGAAATACAGTCCTCATGAATACCAGACCTATGCGACCAATTTCCTCCTGATGCACCCCGCCTCCGCCATCTTCCTCGATTGCGGTCTTGGCAAGAGTGTCATCACCCTCACCGCCCTGTTCGACCTGTGTCTGGACAGCTTTCTGGTGCGGAAGGTGCTGGTCATTGCCCCGCTCCGGGTGGCGAGGGACACCTGGCCCTCTGAGCTACGGAAGTGGGACCACCTCCGGGGCTTGTCCTGGTCGCTGGCGGTGGGGAGCGAAATCGAGCGGAAGGCGGCGCTGCACCAGCGGGCTTTCGTGTACATCATCAACCGGGAGAACGTCCAATGGCTCATCGAGGACAGCGGACTTCCCTTCGACTACGACATGGTGGTGGTGGACGAGCTGTCCTCCTTCAAGTCCTACCAGGCAAAACGGTTCCGCTCCCTGCTGAAAGTCCGCCCTGGCGTCAAACGGATCGTGGGTCTGACCGGCACACCCTCCAGCAACGGCCTGATGGACCTATGGGCGGAGTTCCGCCTCTTGGACATGGGTCAGCGGCTGGGTCGGTACATCACCCACTACCGCGCCCGGTACTTCCAGCCGGACAAGCGGAATGGTCAGGTGGTGTTCTCCTACAAGCCCCTTCACGGCGCGGAGGAGGCCATCTACGAGAAGATTTCCGATATCACCATCTCCATGCGGGCCACCGACCACCTCCAGATGCCTGAGTGTGTGTTCAACGAGGTGCGGGTGGTTCTCTCCGAGCGGGAGCGGCAGACCTACGACAACATGCGCTCTGAGCTGGTGGTTTCCCTCGGCGGCGAGGAAGTGGACGCCGGGAACGCGGCAGCTCTGGGAAATAAGCTCTCCCAGATGGCAAATGGGGCTGTCTACGGTGAGGACAAGCGTGTGTTCCCCATCCACGACCGCAAACTGGACGCGCTGGAGGACCTTATCGAAGCCGCCAACGGAAAGCCAGTGCTGGTGGCCTACTGGTTCCAGCATGACCGCGAGCGAATCGAAAAGCGGCTTCACAAACTCCACATCCCGTTTTCTCCGTTGGACACATCGGAGAGCATCGAACGGTGGAATCGCGGGGAGCTGCCTGTGGCCCTCATCCACCCCGCCTCTGCCGGACATGGGCTGAACCTCCAAGCCGGAGGTTCCACTCTGGTCTGGTTCGGGCTGACCTGGTCGCTGGAACTGTATCAGCAGGCCAACGCCCGCCTGTGGCGGCAGGGCCAGACGGACACAGTGGTTATCCACCACATCATCGCCGCCGACACCATTGACGAGCGAATCATGTCCGCTCTGAGCAAGAAAGAAAAAACACAGTCCGCATTGATTGATGCGGTGAAAGCAAATCTGGAGGCGCCCATATGAATCCTTGCGAAAGACTGGCAAATGCCATTGTTTTGAGGGCGGTCGAGGATTATCGGGACGCACTGAAACGGCTGGCTGGCTTTCCCCATGACCGTGACAGCAATAGAACCAAAGCGGAGGTAGAGCGTTTTTTCCGCTCCGGCTGGTTTTCGGCTTTGACCTCTCTCGACTCGGAAATGCTGATTGAAAAACTTACAATGGAGGTGTCTGCATGACAGCAAAGCAGTTTTTGAAACAAGCTCGCTACCTGGACGAGCGCATCAACACCAAAATCGCCCAGGTGTCCTCCCTGCACGATCTGGCTACCAAAGCGACCGCCACACTGAGCGATATGCCCGGAAGCCCCACCAGGAACACCCACCGCATGGAGGATATCATTATCAAAATCCTTATGCTGGAAAATGAGATCAACAGCGACATCGACCATCTGGTGGATTTGAAAGAGAACATCCTCGCGGTCATCAAGGCTGTGGACGATGAGGAGTGCCGCCTCCTTCTGGAGAAACGGTATCTCAACTTCGAGTCCTGGGAGGATATTGCCGCAGAGATGTGTACCGGCATCGACAACATCTACCGGCTGCACAGCAAGGCTCTGAAAAAAACGGCCATCCCGGAATCTTTACAGTAAAATACAGAGAAATACAGTTAGCGTTTCTGCTATCATTAGACTTGGAACAGAATAAAGGACAGCCATCGTAGGAGCAATCCTGCGGTGGCTGCCGTTGTATCTTGACTGTTTCAAAAAGGAGGGTCACCCTTGCGAGTGACCCTCCTTGGCGGTTATCTATTGTACAGATAGTTTGTCCATTCAATTACATCTTCGAAAGACATATTAAAACGGACTCCAGTTTCAGAAACAGGAAATGATGAGCAAGCAATCATGTACCTACACTGAGTATGTTTGCACCAGTAGCCCGCTCTTGATTTGTACAGCGTATAACCAGCCTTGCTTAATGCGTGCTTGAGTTTCAACTCAATGGCAGTTTTAGTCATGGACTTCACCCCGAAATAAAAATATTTCCGAGCCAAGCCATGCCTTGCGGTACCATGCCTTGAATTACCATGCCGTGCAAAGCCGTGCCACACTACGCCATGCCATACCACGCATTAGTTAGCATTATACCATATTCTACCCCAGAATTCAAGGAAAGAAATTGAGGTGAACACCATGCCAAAGACGCCCAAGCGTCCCTGCGGTTTCCCCGGCTGTCCCAACCTGACCGATGGACGGTTCTGCGAGGAACACGCTAAGCAGGAGAACCGCCGCTACGAACGCTACCAGCGGGACCCCGCCACCAAGCGGCGCTACGGCAGAGCGTGGCAGCGTATCCGTGACCGATACGCCGCCGCTCACCCCTTCTGCGAGGAGTGCTACAAACGCGGTGTCCTCACCCCTACCGAGGAGATCCACCACATCGTTCCGCTGTCCCACGGCGGCACCCATGCGGAGGATAATCTCATGGCGCTGTGCAAACCATGCCACTCCCGCATCACAGTAGAGACGGGCGACCGCTGGCCGCAGAACAAGGAGTACACCTACTGAGGGGTAGGGGGGTAAAAATCTCTACAGCCCTGCCCCGTGGGGAACGGCGCGGGGTCATTTGCGCAAAATCGCGGTTTCAAAGGGGGTATATACCCAGGTAGCGAAAGGAGATGGTAAGCCGTGGCGAAAGACGGCACCAACCGGGGCGGCGCTCGTGTGGGCGCTGGGGCCAAGAAAAAGCCCCTGGCGGACAAGATCGCCGAGGGCAACCCCGGCAGGCGGCGGCTGACCGTCACCGACTTTGACACCACCGCCGATCTGGAGGGCCAGCCCATGCCCAAGCCCTCCGCCATGCTCTCCGCCACCCAGAAGGACGGCAGGCCGCTCATCGCCGCCGAAATCTATGAGGCCACCTGGAACTGGCTGGCCCGGCGCAGGTGTGCCTCGCTGGTATCCCCGCAGCTCCTGGAGCGGTACGCCATGAGCGTGGCCCGGTGGATTCAGTGCGAGGAGGCCATCACCGAGTACGGTTTCCTCGCCAAGCACCCCACCACTGGCAACGCTATCCAAAGCCCTTATGTGGCTATGAGTCAGAATTTCATGTCCCAGACCAACCGGCTGTGGATGGAGATTTACCAAATCGTCAAGGAGAACTGCACCGGGGAGTACGGCGGGGCCACGCCCCAGGATGATGTCATGGAGCGGCTGCTCCAAGCTCGGAAGGGCAAGATTTGAGAAGGGAGTCCAGCATGGTAATCGAGAGAAAACACACAGCGGATTTGATCCCCGCCGACTACAATCCCCGGAAAGACCTCAAGCCAGGGGATGCTGAATATGAAAAGCTGAAACGCTCCATCGAGCAGTTCGGCTATGTAGAGCCGGTGATCTGGAACAAGACCACCGGCTTTGTCGTGGGCGGACACCAGCGGCTGAAGGTGCTGCTGGATATGGGCATCACCGAGGTGGAGTGCGTGGTGGTGGAGATGGACGCTGAGAAGGAGAAGGCGCTCAACATCGCCCTCAACAAAATCTCCGGCGAGTGGGACAAGGACAAACTGGCCCTGCTCATCGCCGACCTCCAGGGAGCCGACTTCGATGTGTCCCTCACCGGCTTTGAGCCTGCGGAGATCGATTCGCTGTTCAAGGATGCCCAGCAGGGCAAGGTCAAGGATGATGATTTCGATGTGGAGGCCGAGCTGAAGGCCCCGGTCATCACCAAGGCCGGGGATGTGTGGACGCTGGGGCGGCACCGGCTGGTCTGCGGTGACAGCACCAAGGCTGAAACCTTCGCCTTGCTCATGGGCGACCGCAAGGCCAATCTGGTCATCACGGACCCGCCCTACAATGTGAACTACGAGGGCAGCGCCGGGAAGATCAAAAACGATAACATGGCGGACGATGCCTTCTACCAGTTCCTCCTGGCGGCGTTCCAGAACACCGAGGCGGTGATGGCGGATGACGCCAGCATCTATGTGTTCCATGCCGACACCGAGGGACTGAATTTCCGCCGCGCCTTTGCGGACGCCGGATTCCGGCTCTCCGGGACGTGTATCTGGAAGAAACAGTCCCTGGTGCTGGGCCGCTCTCCCTACCAGTGGCAGCACGAGCCGATACTGTTCGGCTGGAAGAAAAAGGGCAAGCATCAGTGGTACACCGGACGGAAGGAGTCCACCATCTGGGAGTTCGACAAGCCCAAGAAGAACGGCGACCATCCCACCATGAAGCCGATCCCGTTGCTGGCCTACCCCATCATGAATTCCTCCATGAGCAACACACTGGTTCTGGACCCCTTCGGCGGTTCCGGCTCCACACTGATCGCCTGTGAGCAGACCGACCGCTCCTGCTGCACCATTGAGCTGGACGAGAAGTTCTGCGATGTCATCATCAAGCGGTACATCGAGCAGGTCGGCTCCGCCGATGGCGTTTCTGTTCAGCGGGACGGACTGGCCTGCACCTATGACGAGCTGACGGGCGAGGATGCCTCACAGTTTTGATGGAGGGGCAGAGTGACACATATCGCAGTTATTGACGCGGACCTCATCGGTCGAAAGCGGTACCGCTTTCCAAACCTGGCCTGCATGAAGCTATCTGGCTATTGGATAGACCAAGGGGCTGATGTGGTTCTTAAAACTGACTTCTCCGACCTCACCGAGTTCGACCAGGTGTTTCTTTCAAAAGTTTTCACCGATACGCCAGTGCCGGATGATGTACTGTCCCTGCCGAATGTCCAGCATGGCGGGACAGGCTTCTTCTATGACAAAGCCACACCCTTGCCGGATGAGGTCGAACACCATATGCCCGACTACCATCTGTACGACCTTTGGGTGGAGCGGCAGCTCTTGGCAGGGGGAGAAGCGCGAGATTTCATCTACTACACCGATTGTTCTATCGGATTCCTAACTCGCGGCTGCTTCCGCAAATGCAGTTTCTGCGTGAACCAGAATTACGACCGTGTGTTTGCCCACAGCCCTCTCTCTGAGTTCTTCGATCCAGAAAGGCCAAAAATCTGTCTCTTGGATGACAACTTTTTTGGCTACCCCAACTGGAAGAATCTCCTGGCAGAGCTTCAGCAGACACAGCGGCCCTTCCAATTCAAGCAGGGCCTGGACGAGCGGCTACTGACGGATGAAAAATGTGCAGCACTGTTTTCAAGCCGGTATGACGGCGACTATATTTTCGCTTTCGATGATGCTGCTGATGCTACGCTTATCGAGCAGAAACTGCGTCTGGCCCGGAAGTACACCAATGCTGTTCTGAAGTTCTACTGCTTCTGTGGCTATGACCGGGACGGAGTCTGGGACTCCGATTTCTGGAAAAGGGATATCTTCGAGTTGCTGCTTCGGATTGAAATTCTGATGCGCTACAGGTGCCTGCCGTATGTAATGCGGTATACTCGATATTCCGAAAGCCCATATCGGGGAATGTATATCACCTTGGCCCGGTGGTGCAATCAGCCCAGCTTTTTCAAAAAGAAAAGTCTCTGGGAGTTTGCCGAGAGCAACGGGCGAAACAGCGCCTGCTTCCGCTATGTTGATGAGTTCGCCACACAGTTTCCAGAGGTGCTACCTTTTTATGCGCTGAAATTTGAGTAGGAGGCATTGTGTGGTCTACACAATTATCCGGTCAGTAATTTGTCGCAGTCAGGGTGAGAAACAACTTGCTATATCCGCCGGATAGAGCGAATATGTGACTACCAAAAAACAAGGGGGTTTCCACCATGACCATCAACTACAACGTGACCGGCACCGAGCGCAAACGCCTCGCCGACTACATTTCCGGCTTTATGGGTACGGAGAAAAAGTACCTGGGCGCGCCGACCTTCGCCTACCAGATCGGCTACCTCACCGTCAGCAAAGACGGCGCGGTCAGCTTTGAGGATTGGGGCTACAACAGCGACATCGACGCGCTGATGGCGGAGCTGGAGGGCCAGGGCTTCCACACCGAGGACACCATCGCCAAGGCCGACACCACCGAGGCGGAGGCCAACAGCGGCGGGGATGCCGCCCAGCCGGACGAGGCCCAGGCCGGCACCGAGCCGGAGTCCGCTCCCGCCGAGGAGGGCATCACCCAGCCCCACGGCTTCGGCCTGACAGTCACCCTCCCCGCCGCCAGCCTGCCCTCCGAGGCACTGGACAACCTCACCAGCCTCCTCGCCGCCAAGGGACGGCTCATCCGCAAGGCCCTGGGTGTGGAGGCCCTCCCGGTGGAGGTCAGCCCCGACACGGTCTCCTTCCCCTGGTTCGAGGGCCGGGACCTCGATGCTGATGAGGTCAAGACCTACACCCACCTGATCGCCGCCCTCTGCGATATGGCCCGGAGCCAGAAACGCATCACCGCCAAGGAAAAGGCCACCGACAACGACAAGTACGCCTTCCGGTGCTTCCTCCTCCGGCTGGGCTTCATCGGGGCCGAGTTCAAGGACGAGCGGAAAATCCTGCTCCGCAACCTCTCCGGCAACAGTGCGTTCAAGTCCGGCAGCGGGAAGGAGGTGGCTGACCATGCGGTTTCCGCATAGGGAAACGGTGGAGTGCATCCGCCAGGAGTACCCGGTGGGATGCCGGGTGGAGCTGCTCCGCATGGACGATCCCCAGGCCCCGCCCATCGGCACCTGCGGCACTGTGATTGGTGTGGATGATACCGGCTCGGTCATGGTGCGCTGGGACAACGGCAGCGGACTTCATGTGGTTTACGGCGAGGACGAGTGCAGAAAGGTGGTCGAGTGAAATGCGGAGCATCATCGGTGAGTTCTACCTCGGCAACATCACCCCGGACGTGACCGTCATCAAGCAGACCTCTGAGTTGCAAAAGGCAGTGCGGGAGATGGCCGATGCCGAGTCCTTCCTCCGGGAACACCTGGACGGCGAATGCCTCGCCGCGCTGGAGCGGCTGGTGTCCGCCCAATCGACCTCCAACACGATCACGGTGCAGGAACGCTACATGGACGGGTTCCGCACCGGGGCCAAGTTCATGCTGGACATCTTGGTCGGCGAGAGCGAAAACCTGGCCCCGCTGGTGCAAACTGAGCAATAAACTACACAATCCCAGCCCTGAATGATCGTGTACTTTATGGGTGCGAATTGACTTGCTATATCTCTGTTTTAGAGCGAATATGTCACTACCGAAAGGGAAAACACACAAAAAACGGAGGTCAGCGCCATGAACGAGAAAATGAAAAACCAGGTCGCCGAGATGAAAAAGCAGACCATCGGGGTCGAGGTCGAGATGAACAGCATCACCTGCCACGCTGCCGCCAAGCTCGCCGCCGAGTTCTTCGGCACCGGGCGATTCGAGGACACCGCCTACCGCAACGGCTACTACACCTGGTCGGCTTGGGATGCCCAGGGCCGCGAGTGGAAGTTCCAGCGGGACGTGAGCATCGAGGGGCCGGACAGCGAGAAGTGCGAGATGGTCACGCCGATCCTCACCTACGCCGACATGGACACCCTCCAGGAGCTGGTGCGGCGGCTGCGCAAGGCTGGAGCCAAGAGCGACTACACCAGAGGGTGCGGAGTCCACATCCACATCGGAGCCAAGGGCCACACCCCCCAGACCCTCCGCAACCTCGCCAACATCATGGCCAGCCATGAGCGCCTTCTGGCGGACGCCCTGGCCCTCGACCACTACCGCATGAGCCGCTACTGCCGGACGGTCAGCCCCCGGTTCATCGAAACGGTCAACCGCCGCAAGCCCAGCACCATGAGCGACCTGGCGGACATTTGGTACAGCGCCAACAACGCCACCTACGGC